GTCAAAAATTTCAAGTGCTTCTCTGTTCGGTTTCTATCCACAACTCACGATTATATGCCACGTCTTAATTGACTTTAACATTGTGGAACACCTTGTCTATACGGAACAACCTCTCACAACCATCTAATTTCCGTCTCGACTTCCTACTTTACTAGTATACTAAAAAAATATATGCATTGTCAAGTGTTATAAATACTAGTATAACGGAGATATTTATGACTGATTATGAAAAAACATTGAAAGTGATGGAAGGGCCTTGGGAATCAAAAGCATTTCCCAACGGTCAAGAAAAAAGAAGTGGTCTAATCAATAGAAAGATTGTCACACTATATCAAGAAGACGGTTATCTTTGTGAAGAAACAGTCACAAGAGAATATAGAGGTGATGATTACTTTGATACCACATCAACAAAGAGAGTATTAAAACTTGACTGAAATTAACAAATCATTACTTAACAATAATAACTTTAGATTATTAATAGATAAAGTTCCTACTGTTGAGTATTACGTACAATCTGTAAATATACCTTCGATGGTATTCTTAGAATCAATGATGCCCACTAGGGTAGGTATTGATGCATACTTTCCAGGCGATAAAGTCACCTTTAGTAATTTAAGTGTCACGTTCTTAGTTGACGAAGACTTAGAAAACTATAAAGAAATGTATGATTGGATGAACGCAATTGTTCCAATATCTGATTCTACAGATTATAAAGACTACGTAAATACTGATACACTTACAACTGGTGAGTTATCTAATATTAATGACGATTTGATACAATACTCTCAAATCACATTGGTGACAAACACTAATAAAAACTTACCAAATAAATTCTTCAGATTCTATGATTGTTTCCCAGTTGGGTTGGGAGAGATAGAATTGAAATCAGGTTCTGAATCAGAGACTGTGACTTGTACTGCAGAATTTAGATTTACTTATTTTGATATAAATACCACTAGTTAGAACACCCTTTTAGTGGTATAATAGTATATTATGACTTTAGATGAAATCAAAGAACTATGGGAAAAAGATTGTATAATCGATGATATCGAATTAGATAAATCTTCTCTTGAAGTTCCAAAACTACACGCAAAATACCAAGACTTACTTACAAGTAAGATACTTCTATTGAAACAACACGAATTTAAATATAACACTTTACTTAAAGATAAGTGGTTATGGTTTAATGGTAAAATGGATGAGGATAGAATAAGAGAACTTGGATGGAGTGATGACCCCTTTGATGGTCTTAAGATTATGAAAAACGATATGCAATTGTTTTTCAATTCAGATGAAGACCTACAAAAAGCAAAGGCAAAGATTGAGTATCTAAAAGTCACAATAGATTTTCTAAAAGAGTGTATGCAAAATATTACGTGGAGACACCAAACAATCAAAAATACCATTGATTGGAGAAAATTTATGGCAGGTCAATAATGATTCTAAGAAATTACCTTTGTGAAATTCCAAACTTTTTCACTGCAGAAGAAGTGCAAAAAATTCATAAGTATGCAAACACATTACCAGTAGATGAAGGTAGGGTTGGAGATAATAGAAATGATGTTGATGCAGATGATTCTGATTTCAACATAAATGATTCTATCAGACGTTCAACTGTAAAATGGTTTAAAAATGATTCTAGTCTAGAATTTGATATGATGGGTAAAATCCATGAAGGTCTAAGACAAGCGAAAGAAGTGAGTGGTTGGGAACACCAATATGATTATATAGAAAATCTACAATACACTATCTATCGAGAATCAACAGAAACAAAAGGTGACTTTTACACTTGGCACACTGATGCAGGTGATACATTATACGATAATGGAATGCACCGAAAATTAAGTTTTACAATTCAATTAACAGACCCTGATGAATATGAGGGTGGTCATTTCCAGTGGTTAGAACCACAAGGAGAATTTAATAGATTGGATTCTAATTTACAAGTTGATTTACATAATGCAGTGAGAACAGTTCCGTTCTCTTCAAAATCAAAGGGGAGTATGATTATATTCCCATCATTCCTATATCACCAAGTGACCCCAGTGTTAAGAGGAACTCGTATATCTCTAGTAGGTTGGTGTGTAGGAAGACCATATGTCTGATACAGTAAGAGTTTCTAAAATAGACGAAGTCTTTATGAAAGTCCATTGTGATAAGGGACTTGCAAGAGACTTGTTTGATTTCTTTTCTTTTACAGTTCCAGGCGCAAAGTTTATGCCTTCTTATAAAAATAAATTTTGGGATGGAAAGGTAAGACTCTTTTCAATAAAAACAAATAAGATATACATAGGTTTACTTCCATATGTAGATGAGTTTTGTAGAGAAAGAGGATATGACTTTGAGGGTGTAAATGATATCCTTGGAGATAAACAAAGAATAACTGATGAGGATGTTGATTACTTTATCAATGGTGACGACTTAGTTCCAGGCCTAGGACTTCCTTTTCAACCACGTGATTATCAGATAGATGCATTTAAAACTACAGTGCAATATGGAAGACAACTTTTATTGTCCCCTACTGCAAGTGGTAAGTCTTTAATTATCTACATGTTGTGTAGATGGTTTGAAGGTGAAATGTCTCTACCTAATTGTAAAACTATTATTATCGTCCCAACTACTTCACTTGTAGAACAGATGGCGAAGGATTTTAAAGAATATGGATATGATGAAGACATTTGTAAAATTTATAGTGGTCAACCTGTATTTCCTGCTAACATTACGATATCGACATGGCAGAGTTTTAGTAAAGCACCTAAAGAAGTCTTACAAGGATTTGACGTAGTAATAGGAGACGAAGCACACTTATTCAAAGCACAAACACTAAAAGGTATTCTTGAGAAAATGAAGAATACTGCAATACGTATAGGAACCACTGGAACACTAGACGGAACTGAAGTTCATAGACTACAACTCGAAGGATTGTTCGGCCCAGTCAAAAAAGTAATTACTTCAAAGGAACTTATGGATGATGGTACTATTGCAAGTTTGGAAATTGATTGTATCATACTTCGTCATACTAAACAGAAGAAAATGACATACCAAGATGAAATGGATTACTTGGTGTCGAATGATAGTAGAAATGAATTTATATGTAATCTTACATATTCTCTAAAAGGTAATACACTTGTATTGTTTCAGTATGTTGAAAAACATGGAGTTGTATTACATAATAAGATGTTCTCTAGAATACCCAAACAATTACATTATGTTTATGGTGGTACAGACACTGAAGACAGAGAAAAGGTCAGGGAGATTGTTGAGAATGCACAAGACAATGTAATCCTTGCATCATATGGTACATTCTCCACTGGTGTAAATATTAAAAAGATTGATAATGTTATTTTTGCAAGTCCTTCTAAATCAAGAATACGTAATCTACAATCTATAGGTAGAGGTCTACGTAAAACAGAAGGGAAGGATTCTATGAGATTGTTTGATATTGCAGACGACTTACAATGCAATAATTATACGTTGAATCACCTGAAAGAAAGAATAAATACTTATAACGAAGAAGGTTTTTCGTATAACATAAAACAATTTGACCTAAAATAATGGCAACACCAAAAGATTTAGTACCAAACAAATACGAAGTTCTCAAACTTAAAACAGGAACTGAAATTTGTGGTATGACTAGAGATACAGGAAATGGTATCGAAATAGTTTTACCTATGATATGTCAATTGAGTGCAATCACTAAGAAACAAACACTTGCAACTTTCTACCCTTATGCACCATTATCCAAAGACCCCTCTGTTCTAATTTCTATAGAACAAATTTTACACCGTAGTAATATGAACGAACAGTTCATTCCATTTTATGATGAAGCATCTTCTCAATGGCAAACAATGGTTGAAGAAGGTAAGATACCTTTGACTAATAAATCTAATATTAGAGGATTAGTAGAACAAACTATTTCAGATATGATGAGTCAAGTGAGAGAAGAAGATTATTACGAGGAAGAAGAAGACTTCATTATCCCATCCGATAAAACTATTCATTAGAGTTTTTAATTTACTAAATAGATTCCGTAAGATATACAATATTGTTATATTTTGTTATAAATGAGGATTATAATTCGAAATGACTGAATTAGTTAAAAAAATAAAGGAAGAGGTTGCACATTTTAATGAAGAATCATTTATTGATGCTTTAGAATTAGTTGTGTTGA